AATCCGTATCGCTCGCCTTCTGTTGCGTGATGAGCGACAGTGCAAACGCATCGTCAAGGCTTTGAATCGAGCCAACCGGCATGAGAATGCCGTACTCGTTGAAAGTGTTCGGTGCGGTAATCGTTACGCGGATCGTCATGGCGTTACTCCGACAGTGCTGCAATCATGGTCATTACGATGGCTTCTTCTTCCATCAGCAATTCCTGCCGCTGATACGCCAAAAGCCGCAGATACAGCGCTTGGTACTCAATCCTTGCCGCATCAGCCGCCGCTTTGATGGCGCGTTCCTCGGCTTCCTGCGATTCGAAGCGGGTTGTGCTTTGTGCTGCAATCGCTTCGCGAATCGGCTCTGCAATTTCTTCTTCCAACTGTTTGCGCAGTGCTACACGTTCGGCATAAGCCTGCACGCTCAATCGTTGCCAGCCCCCGCCTGTTACCTCAACCACCGCCCCGACTGTTGCCGCAATCGCGAATACGTCATCATTCTCTACCCACGCGAGCGCAGCCGTTACGCTTGGCGCGCTTCCGGTAAGGGCAAGAAGAAGGGACATTTATTCCCAACCGTAAACCGGCGTCACTCGATGAACCACAGTGCCGGAAGTGCCGACCGTGCCAATATGCCGAGTGCAAAGCTGCACGAATTCGCCAGGATTGACGTACACCGGCGCATCGCCAAAGTCTACGAAGTTTTCTTGCTGCGCAACCTGCGTAGACACTGCCTGCGCTGCTGTCACCAACTGCGTCAACGGCAACGCGATACGACGCGGTGCTTTGGTCGTTGCGGTTTCGGTCGTGGCAAGCGAGACGGCAGTGTGTCCAAACGCAAGGAACCATTCCGCAATGTACGGGCCGCCCACAATCACGGTTTGCACATAGCTGGTCAGGTACATGCCGCGCAGCACCAGACGCCGCCCCTGCACGTTTACCGTACCGGCAGGCACCTGATACGACATGATGATGCCGTCCGTGTTGACCGCCAAAGACACGGTTTCCCAAAACGCGCCACCAAGCCCGGAGCCAAGCGCTGCCGTGGTCGTGGTTGGAACTGCTGCCGTGACGTTGGCCTCGTTACCGGTCGTGATCGTGCCCACGCGGGCCAACGTGCCCATTGTGCCGCCCGACAGACCTTGATAGCTGCCAAGCGTTCGATTGCCGTGCGTGCTGGCCGTGGTCGAGATGTTCGCGCCCAACGTGCGCACCGTGTACGCGCCGAACGTGGCTTGCAGCACACCGCTTGCTGCGCCGCCCGTGATGCGATGCTTAAACGCAAACGGCAATGCCGCAGACATCGCAAGGCGACTCAACCCGGATGGTAGAGGAATGCTGCCAAGTTTCAGCGTGCCGTTGTCCGTGCCGTCATCTACCCAGAAGTCGGCATGCGTGCCAAAGTAGTCAACAGTGAAGTTGTACCGCTTTGAATTTACGTATACCCAAGTGCCGGTGCCATTCGCAAGCGGAAACACGCCTGTACTGGTTTCGGAGCCGTTAAACGACGCGATGCCTTGCAAACCTGCTGAATTGAGACGAAAAAACACGCCGTCAGTCGGTGCAACTGCGGCAGTGCTTGGCAGCATCAAACCCCACTCAATGAACGAGTTTGACTGTGGTTGCGCGCTAAACCCGACAGGGACAGTAGCCGACAAACCCTGACTGCCTGCGCATGGGAAAAATGCATACGTCTGCAATATTGTGCCGGTCGTGGTCGTGGTGATCGATGTTGCATTCGTGGTCACCTGCCCCGCCGTCCACGTATTGGTCATCGTGGTATTGGAGTAACTGTGCTTGCCGGTGTTCTGCGCGGTGTAGGCGAAGTCCTCTTCGTCATACACGAAATCCAGCGCAACACGAGCCCGGTAATCTTCATCAATTTCCGGGGAACGCAACTCCACCACACCGGTTAGCGCACCTGCGTCGTTTTCACCAAACGCGCGCACGCCGCCGACGTTGCCGGGATTGGCCGCGGCGTCCGTTTCCGGCACTACCTTGAGTTGCCGCGATGCGTTGACATCCGCGCCCGTTCCGCTGAGTGCTCCAACTATTGCTGCGTCAAGTGCCATGATTTAGTCCGCCCACACCCATCTAAGGGCAAAAGAGCCTTGCATTTTGTCAAGGCATCGTCCGTATATCGTAAAACCCGTAGCCGCTACAGGCGTCCCGCACGTCAATCCAATCAACGCCGCTGCATACCTGTGATCGCTTGCGGTATGGTCGCTAGTCGTGTCATCTGCCATGATGTACGCTTCCGCCTTGCTAGTCGCGCTAATCGTGCCTTGTCCGGTCACGACTACGCTTGCCTCGCTGGAGCCGGGAAACGCGCCGAAGTTTAGGGTTGCTGTACCCAAGCCGGTAGCCATTACGCATTACCTCGCGTGATCGTGAACGCCGTCATCGAGACCGCATCGCCTATCCCGATTGCCGTTGTACTCAACACCATGTCAGTTCCCGCAATGCCCGCTGATCCGTCGATAACCTGCGTGCCGCCGTTTGTGCTGATGCGAAACCATGACGCCGTACCCACTGCCAGCCCGGTTGTGTCGCTTGCAAGCGTGGGCGATAAAACACCACCAACAGCCGCAGGCGCAAACGGCGTGCCCATGATGAACTCGGCCAGCTTGGTGGTCGCCGCACCGCCCGTAGCAGGTCGCACACCGTCATAGATCGCGCACAGGCCCGCATTGCCCACTCGCGCCGTAATGGCGTCGAGTTGGTCATTGCGCAGGTCTACGCTGTACCCGGTGGTCACGACACCACCCCGTTATAGGTTTGCCCTGACGGCGCGGTAATGCTAATGCGCTTTGGCTTCTTTGGCTCAGTGATGGCAGCAACAGCGGCAATCGTGGCCTGCGTCGTGGCCTGCACCTCGGCAAGCATTTGCGCCATTGCGGCAAGCATCTGCTGCTGCGCTTCGTCGTTTTGTGGCGCGATGGTGAATTCCTTCGGCGGTCTGCCTTGCAGGATGGTCGAGACAGCGCCTTGTGCGGTTGCCTGTGCCTCGGCTAGTACCTGCTCCATTGCTGAAAACACGTCACCACCGGGCTGCTCGCCCTGCTGCATGCCCGCCATCATCTGCTTAATGCCGCTTTCAAGGTCTTTAAACTTGGCCACCACCTGCGTTATGACCTGATCATCCTGCGCTTCTTGCTTTACGACCTCGGCATTCAGTTCCGCCTTCATGCGCGCAATGTCGGCAGTCATGCGGTCAAATTCGGCTTGCATGACTTGTTGCTGTGCGGAAAACTCCGCATTCATGACCTTTTGCTGCGCGTCAAGCGCGGCCTTCTGTAGCTGCGTCGATGTCTTATCAGCCTGTACGGTCTTCGCTTCTGCCTCTTGGCTCTGCAAAGCCTCTTGAGCCTGCATGATCTGCTGCTTGAGAGCATCGATAGCCTGGGGAACTTGGCTTAACGGCAACGGGCCTTCTGGCGTCTGTGCGACTGGTTCCTGATCCTCGCCGTCCTTCTCATCGCCGCCCGTTTCATCGTCGATGATCTGCTGCATCACAGGCGGCATCGTGGCCTTGATCAGCTTGGCAGCAAGATCAGAATGCGGCACGTCCTGATTCTTGATCGCAAGGTACGAAATAGCGGCCATCGTCGCCGGGTCTTTTGCTGCTTGCATTGCGCTGGTAAAGAAGTCCGCAGATTCTTGGCGCATAGTCGAGAACGATGGGCCGTTGCTGATCGTTACATCGTACTTGCCGACGCTCAGGTCATTCAGCACCTTTTCGATGGCGACAATTTGACCGTTGACTTGCTTTTGCTCCATCGTGGGCTGGTTGATCGTCACATGCTCCGCGCTGTCGTCCTCGCCCAAGATGCGAACCGTGCGCTGCTTGTTGTAGTAGTGCGGGATCATGTTGACCAAACACCGGCCAGCATGCCTCAGCGTGCGAAGCAAACCATCCATATAGTGATAGTTCGCCATGTCACCCTCACGCTGCTGCGCAAGTTCCTGCTTGCCGCTTGTTGCTGTGCCGCGTGCGCCTATGCTGGCTTGAAATAGGCCAGTGGTCGCCATGATGTTCTCTTTGCTCTGCATTGCCATCGACATCATGCCGGTCGGAATGTCGGCGGTCGGCGTGCGTTGCGGCGGCGGCAGCAGTTGGCCTTCGAGCGTGGTCGGCTTGTAGGTGATGAAAGCCAAGGGCGCGCGGTTCGCCATTTGGAATTCCTGCTCGTGGCCTTCTTCCTGCCCTTCCGCCATCATGTACGGCGACTTCGACCGCAGCATGACTTCCTCGGTCGCGCCGGTCATGAAAACGTTATAGGACTGCGCTGGCCCCTTGGCGTTGCGGATGATGCCCGAGCGCGTCACCTTGCCGTCAATGTCAATCTCGTCGCCGTAGACCGGGAAAACCGGTATCCACTGGCATTTGATCTCGGTCTCTTCCAAGATGTCGCATGCACTGATCTTGCGCCACATCACCTTGCTGCGCGTCGTGTCGCGCTTGCGAACAATCGTCACACCGGG